GTGGGCAATCCGCGGTACAGCAATGGCTATCGCCGCCGGCGCGAGCGCGAGCGGTGGCGGCACATGCGGGCCGACTGCTACATCTGCCATCGGCCCATCGACTACGAGCTCAAGGCACCGCATCCATACAGCTTCGTCGTGGACGAGACCATCGCCCTGGCGCGCGGCGGCACGCTCACGCACGACAACAGCGGGCCCGCGCACCGATGGTGCAACGCCATCAAAGGCACGCACAGTCTGGCATGGGCGCGCGAGCGCGTCGCCCAGCTCATCGCCCAGGGCAAAGCCCCGCAGCGCATCGCGCCGGTCTCGGCCGGGCCGATCCGCTGCTCGGACTGGTTCGGGGGTGGGGAGTAGACCCCACCCGGCCCCGCCGGGGCGACCACGGGCAAAGCGCCGTTTTTCCCCCGGGCTTTTTTCCACACTTGAACGGAGGCCGTCTTGGTGTCCAGAACGTCGAAGACCCCTCGCTCGAAGGGCTCGTCGAAGTCCCATAGGGTCAGCAACGCCGCCGCTTCCGGGGATCGCCGCCGTCTCCTGGTGGCGATGCGCAACCTGATCGCCGAAAAGCTCGACGAAGGGTCGATAAGCTCACGCGACCTCGCGTCATTGACGAAACGGCTCGCGGACATGAGCGCCGAGATCGAGGCGATCGACAAGGCGTCGAACGGGCACGATCCGGCCATGCAGGCCCTGGACACGGAGGACGAACGATTGGATGAACACGAGGATTGACGGGGCGAGCTGCCAGATCATCCCCGACGATTTGTACACCAGCGGAGAGCCGAGCCTCAACAGGCTCGCCGCAGCGGCGGGCGACCGGTTCGACGTCTGGCAGCGGCAGATCAACCGGATCATCCTCGCGAAAAGCGCCGACGGCTTCTGGAGCGCCCGCAACGCCGTGCTGTCGATCCCGCGCCAGACCGGCAAGACCTACGACATCGGCTGGATCGCGATACACCGCGCCGCCCGAACCCCCGGCATGCGCATCGTGTGGACGGCCCAGCACTTCAGCGTCATCAAGGACACGTTCGAAAGCCTGTGCGCGATCGTCCTGCGCCCCGAAATGAGCGGTCTCGTTGACCCCGACCACGGCATATCCCTGGCCGCCGGCAAGGAGGAAATACGCTTCCGCAACGGGTCGCGCATCTTCTTCCGCGCGCGAGAACGAGGCGCATTGCGAGGCGTCAAGAAGATCGCCCTGCTCGTCATCGACGAGGCCCAGCACCTGTCCGACTCGGCGATGGCGTCGATGCTGCCGACCCAGAACCGCGCCTGGAACCCCCAGACCATCTACATGGGCACCCCGCCCGGGCCAAGGGACAACGGCGAAGCGTTCACCCGCCTGAGGGACAAAGCGCGCGCCGGCCGCACCCACTCGACCCTCTACGTCGAATTCACCGCAGACCGCGACGCCGACCCCCTCGACCGCCAGCAATGGAGGAAAGCCAACCCCAGCTACCCCGCCCACACCAGCGACGAATCCATCGCCAACCTGTGGGAAAACCTCACCGGCGACGACTTCCGGCGCGAAGCCCTCGGCATCTGGGACGAACACGCCCTCAGCCAAGCCATCGACCGCCGCCAATGGGAGGAAGCCACCATCGACAAACGCCGCCCCGGCGGCGTCATGAGCTTCGGCATCGACATGAACCCCCAACGCACACGCCTGACCATCGGCGCATGCATGCGATACGACGACAACACCGCCCACATCGAACTCGCCGAATACCGGGACACCAACCAAGACGGCACCATGTGGGCCGTCAACCTCATCGACAAGGTCTGGGAACAAACCGCCGCGCTCGTCATCGACGGGCAAAGCCCCGCCACCGCGCTCCTGCCCGACCTCGCCCAGGCCGGCGTCACCGTCACCGTCACCGCCGCCACCGACATGGGCCGCGCCTGCGGCCGCCTCCAGGACATGCTCAGAGACGGCACCCTCACCCACCTGCCCGAAGACGGCCAACAACCACTCTGGCAAGCCGCCGCCAAAGCCACCACACGCCCCATCGGCAAAAACGGCCTCTTCGGATGGAACCGACCCGACGACGACACCGACATCAGCCCACTCAACGCCGTCACCCTCGCCCTCCACGGGGCCATGACCACCAGAAGAGACCCCACCCAAGAAACGGAGACATGGTTCTAATGCCCGCCACCGACCACAACGGCCTCGCCATCACCAACCCAGCCACACAAGACGCCTACCTCGCCGTCCAATCCGCCAACATCACCCGCATCAAAGGCGTCGAAGACGACGACATGCCCACCATCCAAAAACTCCTCACAACATGGCGCGACCACTACGCACGCAACATGCTGAGAGCCGAATACTACCAAGCCCGATACCGATACAACGGCGTCGCCTACAGCATCCCCAAACAAATGCGCGCCCTCGCCAAACCGATGATCGGATGGCCCAACAAAGCAGTCCGAGCGCTCGCCGACCTCAACGTGTTCGAGGGCTTCGACGCGCCCGACCCGCTGCAAGCGCAGGTGGACGAACTCGTGGACGACAACGCATGGGACACCGACGTCTCCGAGGCGATCACCAGCGCCTACATCCACGGATGCAGCTTCATCACCGTGTGCGAAGACCCCGACGAACCCGGCCGCATCCTCATGCTGCCCCGCTCGGCGGACTGGAGCGCGGGCATCTGGGACCGCCGGCGCCGCCGTCTCGGCTCGGCCTTGACCATCACCGACAAGGACGACAGAACCGGGCGCATCACCGCGTTCACCGTATGGCTGCCCGGCAAGGTCTACGAAATCGACGACAGCGAAGGCCCGTGGACGGCGCGGACGATCGAAACCCACCTCGACCGGCCAAGCGTCGTGCCCCTCGTCAACGACGCCCAGTCCTACCATCCGCTGGGCAACAGCCGCATCACCCGCACACTGATGAACCTGACCGACTTCGGCCTGCGAACCATGGTGCGCATGGAGGCCACCGCCGAATTCTATGCGGCCCCCCGCGTGTGGTTCATCGGAGCGTCGAAGAAGTTCACCGACGACACATGGAGCAGCATCGTGAGCGTCATGAACGGCATGCCCGCCAACAAGAACGGCGACAAGCCCACCATGCAGCAGCTCCAGCAGGCATCCATGACCCCGCACGCCGACATGCTGCGCACCATCGCCCTCATGGTCAGCTCCGAAACCGACATCCCCGTCAACGACCTCGGCATCACGATGGACAATCCCGCCTCGGCCGAGGCGATGGCCGAAGCCGAACGCAAGCTCTCCCGCACCGCCGACCGGCAAAACAAACGCTTCGGCCGCGCGTTGAAGGAAGCCATGAGCATCGCACTGGCCTATCAGGGCGCAGACCCCGACGCATTGCGCGAACTGCGCCCCATCTGGGCACCGGTCAAGGAAACCAGCGACGCCGCCCGCGCAGACTGGTACCAGAAGGTCGCATCCACCAACCCCGACTTCGCCGACAGCGACGTGGGACTCACCCGCGCCGGCCTGACATGGGACGAGATCAAGGCCCACCGGGCCTACGAGAAGCAGAAACGCACCGAAGCGGCCGTGGACACGCTACGCGCCCGCCTGCACGCCGCCGATCAGACCGCCACCGGAACGGAGGCCGAGAATGGACAGCAACAGCCTGCCGCCGAGCAACCTCAGCCCGGCGCAGCGTAAAGCGTTCAACAGCCACCTCAACGACCTGTGGGACGACTACCAGGACGAACTGTCCGACCTCATCATCGAGGCCAAGACGATGGTGCCCAACAGCCTCTACTTCGGCGATGATCCCACCGGCCAAGCCCGCCTACAACTGGAAGACTACGCGCGCAAGGCCAACCTCATCGCACAGGACTACTACAGGAACGTGCGAGCCGCATGGGCCGAAGCCGCCGGCATCACCATGCCCGATTACAAGGAGGCGCAGGTCAGCTCAGACCGCGCCTTCTGGCAGATCGTCGGCGGCTACAACAACACCATGCACGTCGGCGCGAAATTCACCGACGTCATCAACGGACGAAGCAAAGCCGGCCTGACCATGGATCACCTCTGGGCCGTCAACACGCAAGGCTACACCGAAGACGACTGGGCGCGCCTCGCCAAGGACATCATCAACGAGACCGCACGCCTCACCGGACGCTTCACCGCCCAAAACGACCCCACCCGCCCCAAATACGCGCGAGTCCCCCAAGGAAAGACCTGCGCGTTCTGCGCCATGCTCGCATCCCGAGGCTTCGTCTATGCCAGCGAGGACACCGCCGGCAAATGGAACAGATACCACCACGACTGCGACTGCAAGATCGTCCCCTCATGGGGAGAGACCAAACTCGAAGGCTACGACCCCGACAAGTTCAAGCGCATGTACAAGGCCGCGAAATCACGAGCTGGCACTTCGGAAACCAATGCCGTAATGAAGACCATGAACCACATGTTTCCCGACGAGCTCACCTCTGGGGTGTTCGAACTATCGGCCGAATGGCCCGCCGAGGTCATCCAGCCACGGGCGAAAACATGGGATCATGTCTTCGAGAACCACGGTCCCGACGCGACAGTACCCGGCAAGACCCATTTTCCGAAGGAATGGGACGAGAAGAAAATCAAGTGGGCTGTAGAGGAGACCGTCGTGGCTCCCGACCTCGTCATACCGGCTGGCAGGGAACGTCAAACCCTGTATAAGATAGTGGAAGACGAGATCGTCCGCGTGTGGCTCCAGAAAACCAGAAACACCGGCGGTCGATTCACCGTCCACACGGCACACCCAGTCGTGCCGCAGCAAAAGGAGAAGCTATGGCAACAGATTCGCAATGCGAAGCCGCATACCGGCGGCTGAGGCCATACTGCGACGTCCTTGAGGAAGCCGAGGAACTGGATTACGGCCTAGCCGCCGGCGAACAGTACTACGCCCTGAGCTGGCTCATCGCCGCGATCCTCGAAAACCACGTAACCGTGCCGCAAGAACCCCTGCTCGACGCCTTCGGACTGCTCGAAGATGAAGACAAGGACGAATACGCCTCGGCCCTCGACAAAGAACTGGCCCAGACGACATAGCGCCGGCCCATTCAAGCCACCCTCATGCGGGTGGCTTTTTCAATGCCCGAAGACGGGCATCCAAGTTTTCAGCCACCCGCACGGGTGGCTTTTTCAATGCCCGGAAAGGGCTCAACCACAAGGAGAACAACCATGTTCCTCAACCACACACCCCGTCACGTCCGATTCGTCGCGGCCCCGCCGGAAGGCGGCATGGCTTCCGGCGGGGCCGACCAGCCAGCCGCGTCTTCCGAATCCGAGGATGTCGGCGAACCGATCGACTGGGAAGCCAAATACAAGGAAGCCCTCGGACACTCGCGCGACTGGGAAAAGAAAGCGAAGGCCAACAAGGCCGCCGCCGACGAGCTGGAAAAGCTCAAGGAAGCGAGCATGACCGAACAGGAAAAGGCCGCCAAACACGTCAAGGAACTCGAAGACAAGGTCGCCTCCTACGAAACCGCCAAGCAGCGGGCCGAGTGGAAGGCGCAGGCGTCGGCCGAGACCGGCGTACCCGCCGACGTGATCGAAGGCGACAGCCTCGAAGCCATGCAATCGCACGCCAAGCGCATCCACGAGCTGCTCAACCCCAAACCCAAGGCCCCGGCCGTGCACGGCGCGGACCGCCAGCCGTCCGGCAAAGGCCCGAACGAGAGCATGGTCAACTACCTGCGCAACCTCGGCCTCTAACCGGCCAACACCTCCTCACCCCTCATCTGAAAGGAAACCATCATCATGGCACTCGACACCAGCAAGGTGCTGCTCCCCAAGGAAGTAGCCACCGCCATCACCAAGCGCGCCAAGGACACCAGCACCATCGCCGCGCTCTCCCCGAGCGAACCCCAGCTCTTCCTCGACAAGGACTACATGGTCTTCACCGGCAATTCCGAAGCCGAGGTCGTCGCCGAAGGCGCACAGAAGTCCAGCTACGAGGAAACCCTCACCCCGGTCGTCGGCAAACGCTTCAAGGTGCAGACCACCACCCGCCTCAGCAACGAGCTCCAGTGGGCCGACGAAGACGCCAAACTGGAAATCATCAGCAAAATCCAAGCCGATCAGGCCGCAGCGATGGGCCGCGTCCTCGACTACGTCATCTACCACGCCTTCGACCCCAAGAAGAAAACGACCCTCGACGGCTTCAACGCGCTCGCCAAAAGCGCGGTCGGCGTGACGGCCACCGACGACCGCGTCGCCGACATCGACAGCCTCGCCGAGGTCGTCAGCGACGAGTACGACATCAACGGCATCGCCATGTCCAAGACCATGGCGAACGAGCTGCGCAAGATTCGCGTTCCCTCCACCGGCCAGCGCTTCTACCCGGAAATCCCGATCAACCTCCAGGTCGGCAACCTCGACGGCATCCCCGCCGCCACGTCCGGCACGGTCAACGGCCGCCTCATCACCCCTGCGACCGGCATCCTCGCCTTCCTCGGCGACTTCCGCCTCATCAAGTGGGGCATGGTGCGCGACATCTGGAGCGAGATCATCGAATACGGCGACCCCGACAACACCGGCAAGGACCTCAAGGGCGTCAACCAGATCGCCTACCGCACCGAGGCCATGTACAGCTACGCGATCCTCGACCCCAAGGGCATCGCCGTGCTCAAGAAGCCGTCCGCCACCGGCAGGGCGGCCAAGTGATGGCCGCGCCGCTCACCCAGACGCTCGTAGTGCAGGAAACCGACGAGGCCGACGAGGCCGGCCTCGCCATCCCTGTGCGTCTGGTCAAGCCCGACGGCACCCCGTTCGCGGAAGGCGTCGCGACCATCGCATGGTCGGCCATCACCGGCAAGCCCGGCACGTTCACGCCGCCCGCGCCGACCGCCGGCGCGCGCGGCGGCGTGCTCCAGCAGGCGGCCGAAGCGCAGCTCGCCGCATCCGCCGACTCGGCGGCCATCATCGCGAAGGTCAACGCCACGCTGACCAAGCTCAAGGCCGCCGGCCTGCTCGCCTAAGGAGACCCCGCATGGACGGATACCCCAGCACCCCGCTCAACCTGTCCGACGGCACAACCGTGACGGCAGACGGCGGGGGAGAGGACGAAACGGGCGACGAGAAGCCGTTCGCGCAGGTCGGCGACCTCGAAGCCCGATGGCACGAGCTCACCGGCGACGAACGAACCCGCGCCGAGACGCTGCTGCAGGACGCGAGCGACCTGATCCGCACCACCTGCCCCCAATGGGCCAACGCCAAGCCCGCCACGTTGAAGCGCATCGCCTGCATGGCCGTCAAACGAGCCATGCAGGCCGGCCCCGACATGTCGGGCGTGACCCAGTCCACCCAGACGGCCGGCAGCTACAGCGAAAGCCTGAGCTACGCCAACCCCGCCGGCGACCTCTACCTCACCACGAGCGAGAAGGAAGCGTTGGGCGGCGACGGCGAGGCATGGGCCTACGACATGGCCGGAGGCGCGGCATGAGAGGCGAGACCATCACCCTCATCCACCGCGTCAAAGCCGGCGAGGACCCCGGCGGCGGCATCATCTGGGACACCAGCGAGGAAACCGTCGAAGACGTGCTCATACAGGACGGCAGCCAGTCGAACTCCACCGACCCCATCCGCCCCGACGGCATCCGCACCGCCAAAACCATCCACATGCCCCGCGCATGGCCCTACCGGAGCCTGCGCGGGGCCAAGGCGAGAATCGACGGCGTCGAATACACCGTGATCGGAGACCCCCGCCCCTACACGGGCGGCATGACCCCGACCCGCTGGAACCTCACCGTCGAACTCGCCGACACCAGAGGCTAGGAGAGCAACGCATGGCAAAGGTCAAACTCAACCTCGCCGGCTTCCGTGCGGTACGCCAATCAGCACCCATCCAGCAGGCCATCGACCAACAGGCCACGCTCATCGCCGCCCGTGCCAACGGCATGGCACAGGTCGAAGGCGCGACCTACGAGGCCGCAACCCATGTCAGCACCCCCAAAGGCAGCGTCGCGCTCGCCACGACCGGGCACGGCTCCGAAGGCAACGTGAAGGCGATGGAGGACAACGCGAAACACAACACGCTGCTCAAGTCGGTGAAACGGCAATGAGACTCAACCTCGAAAAAACAGTCAAGGACTGGATCGACGCCGACCCCGACGGCGACGGCCTGACCGCATACCTCGAAGTGCCCGCCGACCGGCCCAAACGGCTCGTCACCATCGAACGGGTAGGCGGCAGCGAACTCGAATACAGCAGCCACCCCATCCTCGCCGTGCAGGTATGGGCGGAAAGCCGATGGCAGGCCGCCCAGCTCGCCACGGGCCAAGTGCTGCCTCGACTGCTCGACCTCGACCTGCTCGACCCCATCGCCGCCGTCGGCGTGGAAAGCGTCATCGACTTGCCCGACCCCGGCCCGCCGCCCCAGCCCCGATACCAGATCACCATAAGCCTCGACGCCGCCGCTCAATAAGACGACGCCGCCCCATCCGAAAGGCACCATCATGGCCGAAACCAACCACAACAACAAGAAAAACGTCAGCCTAGGCAAGCCCAAGAAGACCGGCTGCCTCTACTACGCGCCCGCCGGCACCGCCCTGCCCGCCGACGCGACCACCGCACTGCCGGCAGCCTACACCTGCGTCGGCTACCTGTCGGAGGACGGCGTCACCAACGCCACCGACACCGACACCACCGACATCAACGAGATGGGCGGCATCAAGGTGCTGTCCGAGATCAGCGGCTACGGCGAGACATGGCAGTTCAACATGATCGAAACCAACGAAGCCAGCCTCAAACTGCGTTTCGGCACCGCGAACGTCACCGGCACCGCAGACAAGCTCACCGTCTACCACGCCATCCCGTCCGGCGAAAGCCTCGTGCTCGTGTTCGAGATCGCCATGACCGGCAACCGAGTCAAGCGCATCGTCGTCGCCGACGGCACCATCACCGAATTCGACGACACCACCTACAGCGCCGGCGACGCCATCGGCTACGGCGTGACCATGAGCGCCAACCCGAGCGACCTCATCAACGGAGCCACCAGCGTCGAATACATCGCCAACGTCACCACCGCCTCGCTCAGCAAGTGATCCCACCCCGCGCCCGCCGTCCGGCGGGCGCACCCCTCTGAAAGGACACGCATATGGCAGCCAAGCAGCCGCAGGACCACAAAACCCCGAAAAACCAGCCCAAGACCGTCGAGGCCATGGGCGTCACCGTCACCGTCAGCCCCGCGATCTTCAACGACCTCGACATGGTCGAATACCTCTACGACCTCCAGACCGCCCAGTCCGGCAACGGTACCGGCGCGTTCGCCATCGTCCCCTTCCTCAAGAAGCTCTGCGGCGACCAGTACACGGCCATGAAGGACGCATTGCGCGACCCCGACACCGGGCGCGTGAGCATCGACAAGGTCAGCGAATTCATCGCCCAGCTCCTCGAACAGGTCGCCCCAAACTCCTGACGCTCATAGGAATGCTCGCCACGGCACCCGACGCGCTCGAAGCGGACTTCCAGCGTTTCTATGGGCTTAACACCGACCTCATATGGACGGGCGAACTGCCCGCCAACCGGGCGGCCGCACTGGCCGCCAACCTCCCCCGCCAGTCCATCATCTGGCAGAAAATCAACCCGCGCCTCGCATGGGACGACCAGACCTACCTCCTCGCCGACATCCGCGACAGCCTCGCGTTCCTCGCCTGGACGAAAACCAAGGAAGCCTCACGCAAGGGCGCGCGCTGGCGCGGACAACTCCAACGCCCCGGCACCGTCCGGCATGAAGCCACGGGCGGCGAGGTCATGGCGATGGACGACGAACAACTAGCCGCATACCTGGCCGCACCGCGCACCACCATCAGGGAGGCATAGCATGGCAATCGAGATCGCCACCGCGTTCGTACAGATCGTGCCCAGCATGAAGGGCGTCGGCAAGGCCATCGAATCGGCGTTCGGCAGCGCATCGGAAACCGCCGGCAACACCGCCGGCATCAAAGCCGGCAACGGCTTCGCCGGCGGCTTCGGCGCGAAACTCGGCGTCATCACCGGCATCGCGCAAAGCGTCGCGGGCAAGGCCATCGAAGCGTTCATGGGCCTGTCCGGCGAGATCACCAGCGCCTCCGACAGCGCCCAGAAGTTCGCCAGCACCCTGAACTTCGCCGGCGTCAGCGAACAGCAGATCAGGAAACTCACCGCCAGCACGCAGGACTACGCCGACAAGACCGTCTACGACCTCAACGACATCCGCAACACCACCGCCCAGCTCGCCGCCAACGGCGTGCCCAACTACGACAAGCTCGCCGAAGCCGCAGGCAACCTCAACGCCGTCGCCGGCGGCTCCGCCGACACCTTCAAGTCCGTGGCGATGGTGCTGACGCAGACCGCCGGCCAGGGAAAACTCACGACCGAGAACTGGAACCAGCTCTCGGACGCGATCCCCGGCGCGAGCGGCAAAATCCAACAGGCACTCAAGGAGGCCGGAGCCTACACCGGCAACTTCCGCGACGCGATGGCCGACGGGCAGATCACCGCGCAGGAATTCAACGACGCGATCATGTCGCTCGGCTTCACCGACGCCGCAGTGGAAGCGGCCACATCCGCCAGCACCATCGAGGGAGCCACCGGCAACCTCGAAGCCGCGTTCGTCAAGCTCGGCGCGAGCGTGCTCGACAGCGTCAAACCCGCCATCACCGGCGGCATGAGCTGGATCGCAGACGGCGTCACCAACGCCGTGCCCGTCGTCCAGGCAGGCATCGAAGGGCTCATCGGCTGGTTCCAGCGCCTCTACTCCAAACTGGAGGAAAACGGCGCGATCACCGCGTTCAAATCCGCGTGGGACACCATCAGGGACGCGATCATGGGCGTCGTCAACATGGTCATCGACTGGGCGCACATGATCCCTCCCGAAGGTCTCGCCGACGGCATCAAACTCGTCGCCGACACGCTCAACTGGTTCATCCAGCACGGCAAGGAACTCGCGCCCATCATCATCGGCATCGGCACCGCGTTCGCCGCAGTCAAGGGCTATCAGGCGCTCAACAGCGGTCTACAGGCGCTCACCGGAACCATGAACACGGTGACGACCGCCGCCAAGGGCATCAGCAACGGCATCATGCTCATGATGGACTTGGGCGGCCCGATTCAAATGCTCAAACAGATGGGCTCCAGCCTCAGCCTCGTCAAGACGGCTCAGACCGCGTGGAGCGCCGCCACCAAAATGGCGACCGCCGTGCAGGGCGCGTTCAACGCCGTCATAGCGGCAAACCCCATTGGCGCTATCGCCGTCGCCGTCGCGGCCGTCGTGGCCGCGCTCGTCTGGTTCTTCACCCAGACCGAGGTCGGCCGCAAGGCATGGGCCGCGTTCACCTCATGGCTCACGGACACGTGGAACACGATCGTCGCCACCGCGCAAGACCTATGGAACGGGCTCGGCGAATTCCTCGCCAACCTATGGGCCACGATCACAGGTACCGTGCAATCCGCATGGGACGGCATCGCCGGCTTCTTCACGGGCCTATGGCAGACGATCAGCGGCGGCGTCACCGGCGCATGGACGTCGATCACCACGTTCCTGTCCGGCGTGTGGACCGGCATCAGCACGACCGCCACGACGATCTTCACCGGGATACGAGACTTCATCGTCAACGTGTTCACCGTCATCGGCGCGCTCATCGTCGCACCCTTGCAGGCGATCCAGAACGGCATCGACACCGTGTTCGGCTGGATACTCTCGTTCATCACCCAGCAGATGAACAGCACGAACACCGTGTGGAGCACCATCTGGACGGCGATCTACAACGTCGTCTCCACGATCTTCACGCTGATAAGCGGCTACATCTCGACCGCGGTGAACGCGATCCGCACCGTCATCGTCGTGTTCCTCAGCCTCCTCAAGGGAGACTGGCAGGGCGCATGGGACGCGATCAAATCGTTCTTCACGACCACATGGGACGGCATCAAAGCGTTCCTGTCGAACATCCTCGACGGAATCAAGGCCGTCTGGACCACCGTATGGACCGCCATCAGCACGTTCTTCACCGACGTGTGGAACAGGATCGTCGCGTTCTTCATGCCGATCATCAACGGCATCAGGAACACGATCGGCAACGTCCTCAACGCCATCAGCGGCGTATGGACGAGCGTCTGGAACGCGGTCAGGTCCGTCGCATCCGCCATCTGGAACGCGATCAGCGGCGTGGTGTCCACATGCATCCAGAATGTGCGCAACACCATCTCGACCGTCCTGAACGCCATCAGCGGCGTATGGACGAGCGTATGGAACAGCGTCAGCTCGTTCCTGGGAAACATCTGGCACGGGATCACGTCGGCCGTGTCCAACGGCATCCAATCCGTGTCGAACACCGTCGGCCGCATCCGCGACACCGTGCTCGGCGCGGTCAGCGGGGCGGGCCGATGGCTGTACGACACGGGCCGTCAGGTCATCCAAGGCCTCATCAACGGCATCGGCGGCGCGTTCCAGTGGGTCAGGAACACGATCAGCAACCTCGGCAGCAGCCTCGTCGGCTGGGCCAAGAGCGTGCTCGGCATCCACAGCCCGTCACGCATCTTCCGCGACGAGGTCGGCAAATGGATACCCGCCGGCATGGCCCAGGGCATCGACAAGGCCAGCGGCCTCGTCGAGGACAGCATCGACGGTCTGACCGACATGATCCCCACCGTGAGCCTGAAGACCGACACCAGCATGCTCGAAACCCCATACGCCTACCAGACCCGCATAACGGGCGGCCGGATGGCCTACACGATCGACAGCAGCCAAGGCGAATACGCGACCAAACAGGACATCATCGACGCCATCGATCAGGCGCTCAGCAGCGGCATCACGCTCAACCTGTCCGACCGAGGCGGCGAGGTCATGGCCGGCAAGCTCGCCAAACCCATGAGCTACGAACTCAACTACCTCGCCATGAGAGGCCGTTAAAACCAGAGAGGAAAGCATCATGCTCTACCAGCGACGCATGCGCCTGCCGCATGTCGAAGACCCCACGCTCAACGGCGTCCCGCTGGAACGCATGATGTTCTCCCTCGCCGCCGACGGCATCACCATCGACGCCACCAAGCCCACAACCAGCACGCAGGACATGCCCGGCCGCGACGGACAACTCGACCTCACCCTCGAAGACCCCACCGGGGCCGCGTACATGGGCAACCGCGCCATCACGCTCAGCCTGTACGCCATCGGCGGCGAAGACGACATCCTCGCCGCCAAAACCCGGCTCGCCGCCCTCGCCGGCACCATCGTCACGCTCTCATGGCGCAGCCTGCCCGGCGAATACGAGGGTCGCATGAGCCTCGGCGCATGGGAGGACAAATGGGCCGGCCCCCGACAGATCGCCACGCTCGTCACCGTGAGCATCGACGTCCACCCCTACCTGATCGGCCGCAGCCGATCCATCGCGCTCAAAACGGACGCGAACACGATCCACGTCAAAGGCAACCGGCCATGCTGGCCCACATGGACGCTCACCCCCGCCGCCGACGCCAAGACCGTCAGCATCAAGGACGCGCACGGCCACAAACTCGCCGTCACGTCCACCACCGCCATCACTGGACGCATCTCCATCGACACCGACCCCGACCACCGGGAGCTGCGCGTCAACGGCAACCTCATGGCCCCAACCCTCGAATCCGACTACTTCCCCCTATTGCCCGGCCTGAACATGCTCACCCTCACCGGAGCCACCGCCGCCAGTCTCGCGTACAGGCCACTCACACTCATCTAGGAGCACACTCATGCGATACATGATCTTCGACCGCTGGGGCAACCCGCTCGGCGACCTGCCCTACGCCATCAAAGCCATCCGCACCAGAGCCACCGACGGCACCGACACCCTCGACATCACCACCATCGGCGAGATCAACAAGGACGAACGCATCGTCTTCAAGGACTCGATGGGCCGCTGGGCGGAATACCTGTGCCAGTCCACCCAGACCGCCCGCGCCGCAGGCATGCCCGTCACCGTCGCCTACTGCACCGGCAGCATCGCGGAACTCTCGCGCACCTATATCGAGGACAAACGCAACCGCAACGCGAACGCCAAAGCCTGCCTCGCCAAAGCCCTCGAAGGCACCCGGTGGACGGTCGGCACCGTCGAGACCGGCACCATCACCGGCATGGCCGACCTCGCCTTCTACCACTGCACCGTCCTCGAAGCCGCCCAGAAGACCGCCGACACTTACGGGCTCGAAGTCCAGACCGAATACCAGCCCGACCCGACCGGCAACCGGATCGGCCGGCGCATCATCCACCTCGTCGAACACCGGGGCACCGCCAACACCACGAAACGCTTCGAATACGGCAAAGACCTCACCCAAATCAAACGCGACATCGACAGCGGCGACGTCATCACCCGCCTCTACGGGTGGGGCAAAGGCATCGAACAAACCAACGACCAAGGCGAGGCCACCGGCGGATACAGCCGCAAAATCAGCTTCGCCGACGTCAACAACGGCAAACCCTACGTCCAAGACGACCAAGCGCTCGCCAACTGGGGCATACCCGGCCCCGACGGCACCAGACACCACAGCGAAGCAAGCGTGGACTTCCCCGACTGCGAAGACCCCAAGGAACTCCTAAACCTCACCAAAGCGGCGCTCAAGACCCGCACCACGCCGACCGTCAGCTACACGGCCGACGTGACCGCACTCGGCCAAGCCGGATACGACCCGGAAGGCACGGACGTCGGCGACAGCGTGCAGATCATCGACACCAGCTTCACCAATCCCCTCCGCCTCGAAGGCCGCATCCTCCAGATCGAGGAAGACCTAGCCGGCAGCCTCGCCGAAACCAAGATCACCCTCGGCAACATCCGGCAATCCTACACGCAGCGCCTCGCCGCCCAACAGCAGGCCCTCGACAAACTCGTCTCCAACTCCGGCGCATGGAACAGCGCCGCCGGCGGCACCGGCCCGTACATGAAGGACCTCATCGACCGCATCAACCAGATCATGAACGCCACCGGCGGATACACGTACCTCAAACCCGGCCAAGGCATCTACGTGTACGACAAGCCCGAAGACCAGAACCCCACCCAATGCATCCACATCGGCGGCGGCTACTGGCGCATCGCCGACCACAAGAAAGCAAACGGAGACTGGGACTTCCGCAGCCTCGCCAACGGCAAGGGCCTCTTCGCCGACACCATCTTCACCGGCCGACTCTCCGACGCAGCAGGCCTCAATTTTTGGGATATGGACACCGGCGAATTCAGCCTGTCCGCCCGCAGCGCCGTGGGCGGCAAGACCGTGCAGGAATACGCCGACGGCGCGCTCGCCGAAGCGAAGAAGTACGCCGAGGCCGATGCGACGAACAAGGCGAACGCGGCCCTCGAGGCGGCGAAGAAGGCGGCAGCGGCCGGCGACACCAGCACGCTCGAAGCCGCCAAATCGTATGCCGACAACACGGCCACGAGCCATGTGAACACGTTCGAGAAGGCGCTCACGCAACAGTACATCTTCAACAAGCTCACGAACAACGGCCAGCTGCAGGGCCTGTACATGAGCGGAGGACTGCTGTACGTCAACGCCACCTACCTGCGAAGCGGCATCATCAGCGGCGCGAGAAGCTACTGGAACCTCGACTCCGGAATCTTCAGCATGAGCGACGCGAACGGATTCGAAACGGTTCATCTCGACGGCGACGGAGTCCATAACACGCTCACCGGCACCTTCCAGACTGGCACGTCCGGATCTCGCCTGTGGATGAGCCCGAAATTCAAACAGAAGCCGATCGGAGGATCCGCCGACATCACCGGCGCCGGCATCTCGTTCATCCACGCAACCACGGCGGCGCAGCAGCCATACATCGCTGCCGAGTCCACGAATTCCGAGATGGGCGAGATCTCGACGCTCACCTTCAACGGCGGTCGTCGCGCGAACACAGATCCAGGCGCCTTCGTACGAGTCGGCAGCACGAAAACCGACAACGCCAAGATGCGAGGTGTCTTCCAGGCACTCGTCATGCGCGACTACAGCCTGTCGTCAAATGACGCGAACAGCTCCGGCGCACGACTGGTGTCTTCGGCCTCTCCAGACACAAACGCGATGGACACGTATTCGGAACTTGCGGCATGGGATCCAAACGGCGCCGTCGGGGTGAAGGCGGACATCAACACCGGATACCTCTACCTAGGGGGCTTCCTCGGGGGCTATACGAACCGTCACACACTCGATGGATCCAGGGCATGGAAGGCATGGATGCCGAACGGCGGGGCAATATCGGTCGGTGCGGCCGCGACCGTGCACTTCACCGTGTCATCGCCGGCAAAATACGGCAGATACTACGCCGTCGCAAACGCTGACGGAGAATGGGGCGGCATCATCATGCACGTCAAAAACACCGGAGGACAATCCGGATGGGACATCCTAATGTACAACGCCGACCGGAACCCATGTACGGTCGACATGTATTGCGACACCTTCGGATGGCTCGTCAAATAAGGAAAGCCAAACATGAGACAAACCATGACAATGAGCGACGGGAACATCATCGTCAACTGCGACGAACCCATCAACGGATACCAGCAATTCGTCTTCTCCCCAGGAACCATTGCATCCTGGACGGCACTGCTCGGACTTGGATCCACAGCCGAAGCAGTCGCCGCGATAATGCAAGGCGTCGAGGACACGACGCGATACGATCCGTCAACCGGCAGGGGGGTCTGGACGGAGGCCTATGAAGCGCTCGAAGCGGCGCTGAACGACAGTGCGGCGGACATGTCAATGCTCGCCGATGACGGAACCGTCCAGAACGATCCGCTGACTGTAGCCCGCAACGACACCAGAAAAGGCATGCACCTACCAACCATCCCGCAACAGGCGCAATCGGTATCGACATACGCCCTCGAAGACTCAGACGCCGGAACCGGCATAGACACGTCCTGCGTTGACGCACAGGCGCTTTCCGACCTGCTCTCGGACAAGACGGTTGCCAATGCCATCGACAACGACGAGGAAAGCTTCTACGCAAGCCTCATGCCGCAACCAATAACCAGATGAAAGGTAGTAGAAAAATGAACGATGACCAGCAGTACGTCAGCTTCGACCGACTCGTATCGCAGAAGCTTTCCGAACAACTCGCCGACGCGAACCGGCAGATCGCCACACTCGCCGCCATGTGCGACATCAAGGACGCGCAGATAGCCGAACTCCGCAGCCAGCTCGAAAACAAGGACGACGGCAATGGCAACGCTTGACAGCTTCCGCGAAGCCACAGGCGAACCCATCCAACTCGACCTAGCCAACGGCTACATCGCAGACATACGCCTCAACGCCGGCGACATCAACGGCCGCACCATCACCGTCGAACTCACCGACAACGGCACACCCATCACCACAACCGCCGAAATCACCTGCGCGCTCGACTACAACACCAGTCCCGGCAGCAGCCTCGGCGACCGCGTGACCATGAGCCCGGTCAGCGGCGCGGCCACGGCCACGTTCCGCGCAGCGGTGCCCCGCAAGGCGCTCGCCAAGCCCGGACGCATCCTGTTGGGCATCGAGATCAGCAGCGGCGGCCACAAGGTGTGCTCGCGCAACTTCTACGGGCTCGTGGAACGCGCCGTGTTCGACGCCACGTCACCCGACGCGGACGACAAGCTCGGCCGGATCGAACAGCTCATCCTCGACGCCGACAAGGCAACCAGCAGCGCCAACACCGCAGCAGGCAAGGCCAACACGGCCGCGACGGCGGCGAACACGGCGGCCGCGGCCGCGAACACCGCCACAGGCAAGGCCAACACCGCCACCACGAACGCCAGCGCGGCGGCCACGGCCGCGAGCACTGCGGCATCCAAGGCGAACGGCGCGGCTAGCTCGGCCACCACGGCCGCATCCAACGCCAACGACAAGGCCACGGCGGCAGACACGGCCGCGACCGCAGCGGCCACGGCGGCCGGCAAGGCCAACGACGCCGCATCCAAGGCAACCAGCGCCGCCGGCGACGCACGCGACGCCGCCGAAGCAGCCCGCACCTCGACCATCGAATACGCGCAGCTCTCCGACGACTGCAAGGAAAAGATCGCCGCCAGCGCCAGCGCGGGCGTGGTCTTCGCCACACAGGCCGAAATCGACGAACAGTACGAGACCGTGATCGAACCCGCCCTGGGCGGCGACGCGATCCATCCCCTCACCCAAGACGACATCGATTGGGCGCTCTCCATCATCAACCAGTAGGAAGGAACATCATGGCGAACACGCAGAAGGTCATGACCTTGGAGGACACCGCCAAGCTCATCGCCAAAGTCCACGCCAACGCCACAGGCGGCGCGAAGTTCGAATACGACAACGCCAAGGGCGAATACGGCAACATCGCCGCCTACATGGCCGCCCACAAGGACGGCAAGGTGTACGGCGTGAAATTCCCCAAATACACGTACAGCAACACGCCAACCGGCGTGAAGACCCGAGACAACGCCAACCTGACCATCGAGATCAGCACCAACGCCAAGGCCGGACGCGACGACTACGCGCCCCTGAACGCCTTCCGCACATGGGACGTCAACGCCACCGTGGACGACGACGGCGTGCCCCATGTCACCGCCATCGACGGCATCGACACCCGCTTCAAACGCGACGGCAGCAACGGCGACGTGTACGTCATGACATGCCCCGGATACTACAAGCTCGAAAGCACGAGCACCCACAACGAATTCCTGTACAGCGACACCCAGTACGACGGTTACGCGCCATTGCCCGGCGTGCTGCTGCCCGACGGCAGCAAACGGCCATGCCTGTTGTTCGCGAAATACGCCGCCTCCCTCGACTCCCAGCAACGCCCCCTGTCCGTCAGCGGCAAGGAGATCGACCGAGAATTCGGCTCCCAGAACCGAGCCATCGACTACGCGCTCAAGAAAGGCAAGGGCTACGCCGGCCGCTGCGCCGGCGACACCTTCTATGTCCAGCTCATGCTCATGCTCAAATACGCCACCAAAAACTCGGACGTGCTCGGCGGCTGCTGGCAGTACACGCCTCAGACCGCCGTCACCAAGGCCGAAACCGGCGTCAAGCGCGTCATCATCGCCACCAGCTACGCCAACAACTTCGACGTCGGCAGCACCGTCAATGTCGGCACCGACAAGGAACGCAACAACGCCGGCAACTACAGCGCCGCCCGGGCACGCACCATCCTGAGCAAGACCGCCATCGACGACAGCAACACCGCCCTCAACCTCGACGGAACCCCCATCACCACGACCACCGCATGCTTCGTCAGCAGCATGCCGTGGAAGACCGGGGCCACCGACAAGCTGCTCGGCACCGACGGCCGCCCATCCGCCGCGTTCGCCGCAAACCACCAGCCCATCCGCCTACAGGGCATCGAACTGTTCAACGGCATCTACGAAAGCGACGCCGACCTCATCGCCAACGCCGTCAAGGACAACGACAACCTCGGCCGCATCGAACTCTACCGCGTGTTCGACATCACCAAGGCATCCAAGACCTCGACGGCGAACTACACCAAGATCGGCGAATTCGCCGCACGCGACAAGACCACGAACGACTCATGGCGCTACGCCGAGGACTTCACCCTGTCCAATGGCGTAATCATCCCCACGGGACTGGGCGCGACGAGCACCACCGGCATGTGCGACGCCATCGGAGCCAACCCGCTCACATCCCAAGGCCTCCGACAGGTGCTGCGCTTCGGCGGCCTCGGGGATGGGGTGCGGTGCGGCGCTTTCGCCGCGTACCTCGGGAGCGACCTCGCGAACCGCAGGTGGAACATCGGGGGCCGCATATCCGGTCAATCCTGTCAACACGATCATTACGCCACAACTACCCTCCACGCCAGCCAGTGAGAGGGCAAGCCACGGCCCAGCCGAAAATCAAACCGAGCACCCGGCCGGTAGGCGAACCCATCCAGCACCGTCGAACGCCGGCATAGTCCAGATAGGAAACGCTCTGAAAACCCATTGCAAGCACACCCGCTGCGCCACGCCCATGTTCGTCCGCAGGGCGATCGATCACTACCTCAAGGGCAAACGGTCCCGCCGCGACGTGACCCGCTTCCTCGAAACCCACCCCGACCTCGACCGGCTCGCCGAACGGATCGCCGACGAGATACGCGAAGGCCGATACCGCGACACCAGGATCACGTACTTCAACCGCGTCGAACCGATCAGCGGCAAACACCGCGTCATCGGCCGCGAATCGGTACGCCACCAAATCTACGACCATGTGGCCGTCATGGCTCTCCAGCCGTTGTTCGACGCGAAGGTGGGCCGATGGCAGACCGCCAGCATCCCCAATCGCGGCACCATCGACGCCCGCCGCGCGATCAAACGATGGACACGCGAACGATCCAGCAAATGGTTCGTGAAGCTCGACGTGCGCAAATACTATCCCAGCATCGACCGCCCCACATTGAAGGCGATGCTCACGCGCGACGTCGGCGACCCGATCCTGCTGCGCCTCGTGTTCCACCTCATCGACCGGTACCAAGGCGACAACGGCCTCAACATCGGCAGCTACCTGAGCCAATGGCTCGCCAACTACTACCTCAGCCACGCCTACCACTGGATCGAATCGCCGGCCATGACCATCGAACGCACCAGCCGGCGCACCGGCGAGATCACCCGCCGCCGGCTCATCACGCACCAACTGTGGTACATGGACGACCTGCTGCTCATCGGCACCTCCAAACGAGATTTGAAGATCGCCGCCCGCCGCATCGTCCGCTACCTGAAGGACGCGCTCAAACTCGACGTGCACGAGGAATGGAACTGCAAACGCCTCGACCTCGAACCCATCGACATGGTCGGCTACACGTTCCGACCCCACGGCCGCGTCAACATCCGCAGCGGCGTGTTCCTCCGCGCCCGCCGCACCTTCAACCGCGCCAGACGCCGGCCCATGACCGAACAGCTCGCGCGACGCTGCTGCTCCTACTACGGATACCTGCGCAACAGCGACAGCATCCGATATCGGCGACGCCACCGCATCGACCACACCATGCGCCGCGCAACCCGGTATTTATCCACCCAACACAGGAAGGAAAACCCATGCTCCAGACCGTATCCAGCCTCGAACCCCTCGAAGAGGTCAGCTACTACCCGCGCGGCGACGGCCTCGCGGACATCCGCATCCGCCGCAACATCACCACCGTCATGCACGGGGACGGCGAAACCGCATGGACGGAATACACCGCCGACGAAGCCTACACGATCCGCGACCTGACCGAACAGGAAGCCATCGAACAGGCCGACAGCATCTGGCTCGACTGCGTGCAGGCATCCAAATCGGACAGTCAGCGCCTCGCCGGCTTGGAGGCGTCCAGCCTCGATCAGGACGAGGCATTGGCCGAAATCTACCAGCTGCTGTCAGGGGGTGAAGCATGAGCAAAGCCATGATCCGCGTCTACGCCCGTCTCGTCATCGCCGGCCGCAAGACCATCGACGACGTGCCCGAAGCGGGCCGCGAAGCCGTACGGGCATACATCGCCGGCCTCGACGAGGGGATCGGAGAGTGAACCCCATAGCCCAGCAGCTCACCGTCTGGGCCGCCACCGGCATCATCACCGCCCTGGGCGGATACATGCTCGGCTGGTGGCGCGGCTACCGACGCAAATCCGACGCCATGCAGACCGGCGTGCGCGTGCTCCTGCTGTGCAAGCTCGAACAGATGCAGCGCGACATGGTCGCCAACGACGGCATCGCCGACAACACCGCCAAACGGACCGCGCAGCTCGTCTACGACAGCTACCACAGCCTCGGCGGCAACGGGCACGGCACCCAAGTCAACCAGGACATACAGGACGCGCCGATAGCCCCCAAGAAGGTTTAGCCCTCGCCGGACATCCCGGCGGGGGCTGTTTCATATGCCCACCCAACACAGGAAGGAAAACGAATGGGCAGATTCAAGAACAAAAGCAAGCCGCTGCAGGCCCTCATCGCGGCGCTGTTCGCCGTGCTGCTCGCGTGTACGCCGGCGATCGCCATGGCCGACATGGTCGGCATCGACGTGTCCGGCTGGCAGGACGCTAACGTGACCTGCACCGCCAGCTACGACTTCGCCGTCGTCAAGGTGTCCCAGGGCGTAGGCTTCGAGAACTCCAGTTGGCGCACGCAGGCCAAGTGCGTGACAGACCGGGGCAAGAGCCTCGGCCTGTACCACTACGCCGGCGGCAACAACGCCGCGAGCGAGGCCGACTACTTCGTCGGCCGGGCGAGGGACTACATCGGCAGGGCCGTGCTCGTGCTCGACTGGGAGTCCTATCAGAACGCCCAGTGGGGCAATTCCGACTGGGTTCGCCGGTTCGTCCAGCGCGTCCACACGCTCACCGGCGTATGGCCGATGGTGTACGTGCAGGCCAGCGCGCTGGGCCAGATACCCGGCGACGTGCGCGCCAACTGCGGCCTATGGGTCGCCCAGTACGCCAGCAACGCGCCCACCGGCTACCAGAGCCGACCGTGGAACTACGCGGTCTACGGCGAGGCCATGCGCCAGTACACCTCCAACGGCTGGGTCAACGGCTACAACGGGCCGCTCGACCTCAACTACTTCAGAGGCGACGCAAGCCAGTGGCAGGCCTACGCCAACCCCGCCGGCGCAGCCAAGCCCGCAACCCCGCCGCAGACCGAGAAGCCGCCGACCCAGACCATCGACCTACAGGCACTCGCGACCGCCACCATCCGTGGCGACTACGGCAACGGCCAGCAGCGGCGCGACGCGCTCGGCGCGAACTACGACAAGGTCATGGCGATCGTCAACCAACGCCTCGCCGGCACCGCGACCGTAGCGCCGCAGCAGACCACGCAGGCCAACACGACCCGCGTGACCGTCCGCTCCGGCGACACCATGAGCGGCATCGCCTCGCGCACCGGCCTGTGGCCGCTGTCCAAGTGGAGCGTGCCCAGCGGCAACATCAACCTGATCTACCCCGGTCAGGTCGTCACCTACAACGGCGGCGGCAGCGTCGCCACCGGCAGCAACGCGCCACCGTCCCGTACCGTGACCGTCCGCGAGGGCGACACGCTCAGCGGCATCGCCGCCCGCCTCGGCATCGGCTACACGCAGCTCACCGGCTATCGCAGCGGCAACCCCAACGTGATCTACCCCGGCGAAGTGCTCCGCTACTAACCCACACCCGAGCCCCGGGAACCGTGAACCCCAACCAGTACACGGTTCCCGGGGCTCCATCCAAGAGAATCGAGACCAAATCATGACCGACGAAAACACCGAACCCAAGACCGCCGGCACGGAGCCGACCGTGCCCGATTGGCTGCTGCCGAACCGCGTCTATGACGTGCTCAAATGGCTCGCGCTGATCGTGCTGCCGGCCATCGGCGTGCTCGTGCAGACCCTCGGCCCCGTATGGGGCTGGACGTGGGCCGATCCGGCCGCGACGACCATCAACGCCGTCGCCCTGACCATCGGCGTCGTCATCGGCGCAAGCACCCTCAAGGCCAAGGCATCCAAGGCCGAATAACAAGAAGCCCCCGAACCTACCGCACTCACGGTATGGTTCGGGGGCTTTTCGTCGTATATGTGTCAGGCGTGGACGACCTCGCGGCGTCGCATAGTGCGCAGCCGGTCGGCGATCCATGTGTTGACGACGGCGTTGCGGCTGATCGCCAGATCGGCGGCTTCCTCGTCCAGTTCGCTGACCATCCACGCGGGCATCGTCAGCGTGATCCGCTTCTCCAGCGGGGGATGATGCTCGACCACGGGATTGTCGAGATCGACGTAGTCGAGGATGTCGTCGCCGTTGTCGAACATCTTCTCAAGCTGGTCGCTGGTGATCGCCTTGGCGTTAACCTTATTCTTGGCTGTCATAGTATGCCTCCTCGTTCTTGCGTGATCGGCGCACGGATATGATGCGTATGCGCTTGCCGCGCTTGGTCGTGATCGCCGTCCAGTGCTTGCCGTCGATCATGCCGAGCACGATGTAACGCACGTCGTCGTTTCCGGGGTTCGGAGCGGTCAGCGTAACCGTCTTCGAGTTGTCCCACATGCGCTGGGCCGCCTCGAAGTCGATGCCGTGCTTGGCGAGGTTCTTCGCGCTCTTCGCCGGATCGTATTCAAACTCCATCAAACCTCCTAATAACATCTATTATACATCAATATGACATCAATGCAACATCACGCGGCGAGGCGTGTGGCCGCGACGGCGGCGCGCAGCCGTTCGTCGGGCATGGCGATATAGCGCTGCGTGGTCTCGACCGATGCGTGTCCCAAGAGCTTGGAGACGAGCAGCAGGTCGTGCGTGGCGGCGTAGGTCGTGGTCGCGTACCTGTGGCGCAGGCTGTGGGCCGTCCATCCGTCGCCAAGCAGGTCGCTCAGGTGCCGGCCGATGTAGCTCGACTCGACGTGCCCGCTCCACCGTCCTGGGAAACAGTAGCCGTGGGCGGACCGGATCAGCAGGGCGAGGTCGTCGCCGATCGGCACGATGCGCTGCTTGTCGCCCTTGCCCACGACCGCGAGGCTCCAGCCCACGAGGTCGCGCATGACGTCGCGGCTGTGCACCTTCGCGATCTCGAAACGCCGCAACCCACACTCCGCGCCCAGCCGAAGCATGAGCCGTTCGCCTTCCGTGGCCTTGCTCAGGGCGGCGAGGATGACCACATCGGGGCACGGGCGGGGATGCGGCTCTGGTCGCTTGACGGTCGGCAGGAACTCGCTCGGGTCGCTGTCGGCGCGACCGCTGACACGGAGCCATCGGAAATAGCTGACGCAGGCGTTCTTCGCGCCCTTGCGTGTCTCCGGCTTCCAGTCCTTGCCGGCGAAGTGCGCGAGCAGGTCGTCGCCCTCCACGTCCCTCGGATCGCCTTCGAGCGCCCTCGACAATGCGGACATCTGGCATCGGCGGGTGCCGATCGTGTTGGGGGAGTAGCCCGCAGCCTTGAGGGAGTCGAGCCATAGGTTGATTGATTCTGCCCAGAGCGGGCTTGGATGTTGTTTTTTCAC